CTTTAATATTAATATTTCTATCTATTGCGGGATAAATTTGATGAACAATTGCACCTGGATACTCATTTTGCAGCTGCTCACCTAAATCTTGTTTTGAGGGAACTCCATTTTTTGTGGTTAGTTCCATTCTATAAAGACTTCCATTCCAGAAAACATCTGCGACATATTCTTCACCAACAGGTTGTGGTTCTGGTTGGGAAGAATTGATATAAAGATTTCCAGTAAAATCACCGGAAATATTTACAGACTCTGAGATGAATTGCTTAAAGGATTTCATTCTTCCTCTTCGGTTTTGATATTGAACATTGAATCTGCTACTATGGGACGAAATTCATCAATTTTTTCTGCAGATTTTGTAAAAAGAAGTTCTTTAATCTTATCACTAATCTGTGAAGGGGATTCGTCAGCGGCAATCATATCCAGTAGATCATCCATTGTTTTAATTCTAATCAGTAATCGTTTTTATTTATATTTCACCACCCTTGGGCATTTCTACTGATTTAGCGTTTACTTCAGTTGCAGAAGCATTGATATCTGGTTCCATTACTGGTTGTCCTAAATCCATTCCAGGTGCTCCTTGTCCTTGATCTATTCCCGGTTGCATTGGCATACCAGTCATAGGATCAACTGGGGCGTTTGGATCCGGAATAATACCATCTTTAATTTCTTTTTTAATGATTTTATCCTGCTCAACAATTTCTTCATCAGTTTGACGAAGAATTTTACGCCTTACATAATCTTGAGAAAAATATTTTCCGACATAAGGCTCTGCAATTTGAACCATATTGAGTCTTTCGTTTAATAATTCTGCATCTTTGAGTTCTGCGAAATGGTTATCATAAAGGAAGTCATATTGAATATGCTCTTCCATAATATCCCAATCTTGGGGAGTAATAATATTTTTAAGAATCAGTTGAGTTCTCAACATATCGTGAAACATATATGAGAATCTTTTTCTTAAACGAGAAACAAACTTACTGAATTTAACTTCATCACGAAGAATTTCTGAAGAACGACCAAGATTAAATCCACCTTCTCCATCCATTCTTGATGGAGGAACATTTAGTGAGCGATATAGTTTCTTTTTAAAATATTCAATATCAGTAATTTCTCCAAGATTTTGTCCACCTGGAAGAGTTGTAATTTCAGTTCCTCTACCACCTTCTCTTCTTGGGAGCCAAAAGTCCTCAAGCATCGCCATAAACTTCTTATCATCACGAATTTCGCCTGTATTTGCATCATATACTAGTTTATTTCGATAACGCATCATAACATCACGAAGATATTGTTCTGCTTTAATCTTTGGAAGATTGCCTACATCAATATAGAAAATTCTTCTTTCTGGAGCACGAGAAAGGCGATAAATTACCAGAGAGTCCTCAATCATTCTTAGTTGATTGAGAGATTTAATTGCTTTATGAAGATATGAAAGTGTTGATCCTTTGTTTCTATCTACAAGTCCTGAAGTGCAATAAGTAATAGAGTCCTTTGACATCTTTATACCTTGTGATCCACCCATTGAAGAAGGGTTTCCCGTTGGATACGTCATTTTTGGACTATAAATGAAGTATTCCTCAATTTGAGGAAATTCAAAGTCCATCGGATTATCACTATTAATATTTGATAGTTTATATTTATCTTTTGGGTCTTTTTTCTGCTGCCTCACATATCTCATCTTCATTGGATCAATATAACGAAGTTCTTGAATTCCTTCGTGGGGATTTTTAATATCAATTACTTTATGATAATAAAGTCTTCCGTCAATGTACCAGTTTCTATAAATTTCGTGAGACTTCTTATCAAAATCTAAAAGAGATAAAATATATCTAAATTCTTGTCTTATTTTTTTCTTAATACCATCACTGGCGTTTAAATTTGAAAGTTCAATTTCTATAGGACTATCATTTGTATCTGATACAATTGCTTCGTTTACAATGTCTTCAATAGCACTATCACACTCCGGGTGAAGAGCCATTTCACGATATCTTTTAATTAAATCAAATTCAGTTCTATAAACTCCTTCAATATCAACATAAGAACCAAAAAAACCACTACTCAGGTAGTGGTCAGTTGAATCCTCATTATTTTGAGGAACCGGACTGACCACTCCGGGAGATAGTGGTTCATTATCTTCAATTGAAAAACCAAACAATCTTGCCATAATTTATTAATTCTTGATAGTCGTTTTGACTATTTATTAAACCTCTGCAGTCGTGGGTGTCCAGTATTGAACTTGGAATTCTACAGTGAATTCTTCAATTGTATCTGCACTATCATATGAAAGATCAATTGCAGAAACAGCGGTTGGGAAAATACTATAGAATTTATAAGTTGCAGCCGTATTTTGAACAAGTCCTGCACCAGTTCCATCACCACTTCTAATGTTTGCAGCACTTCTTTTGAGTTGCTTTACATAAGCATCAACCATATAAGTTGATGGGTTTGTTGCACCACTACCATCTCCATACTGTCCGATGAAGTTCATCCAATTTTCCATAACTTGTCTGATTTGGAAATTTTCATCATTAATTATAGTAATAGTCCAAGGATCAAAAGTGCGCTCACCAGCAACTTTAAATGTTCTACCTCTAAATGGAACATCAATTGATGCTACATTAGATGCAGGTAACTGGGCAGATTTGCATAATATTGAAAAAGTCTCCCCTAATGCTCCACCGCCAGGAATTGTTCCAGGAATTGTAACTTCAAATAGATTAGGTCTTGCGCCTCCACCAATTAGAGTAGATTTAAACTTTGAAATTGTTGATTCAGCCATTGTTAGGTCCTCCTTTTTGGTTTAGTTAATAATCAAACAGTACCTGCAACTTCTTCAAAACTTACACCTGTGCGGGTTGCAACAAATGTAAGAGTCACATAGTTAATAGACTTGGCGGGCTTCAGGTAAATGTCCGCTCTAAACTCATTGTTATCAATAACATCTGGAGTATTATTTGAACTATCACAAACAACTAAGAACCCATAAAGACCTCTCTTTGCTTGAACATCGCGCAGATATGGTTCAACAATGTTTCTAAAGTTTGCTCTTGTTAGTTCATCATTCAGTTCAAAGAGTTGTGCCTGAGCAGATCTTTGAAGTGCTTGTTCAATTGTGAGGAACAAGCGACGAACGTTAATTCTATCAAATGCAGATGCGTAACCAAGGGCAGTTTTATCACCAAAAAGAAGAGTACCAAGTCCTGGTTGAGTTACAATTGCATTGACTCTTTGAGGATATAGTTGATCTCTTTGTGCTTTATTTGGATTATACGCAAGTTTAATTGTATTATTTAAAATTCCTCTTTGTTGTCCTGCTGGAGAGAACCAAGGATACGCAACAATGTTTGTACGACACATTAAACCAGCAACATCTGCATTGCAAGGAATGTAAACAAACTTGTTGTTAAATCTATCGTAAGTATATTTGTATCCACTATCAAATACTGCATAAGATGAGGATGGAAGTGAACTAAAGTACTTAATAAGATTAGTTGTTTGTGTAGTTGTGTTTGTTAACCCAACTAAATCTGATCTATGTGGTCCAACAGTAGCAATACAATCTTTTCTTTGCTCTGCAAGAGAAATAAGATAACCTGCTTTTGCTTGAGAGTCTGATTGGGAATCCATACCAGGACCCATAATTAAATAATCAACCTGGATTTCATCTTTATTTGAAAATTTATCATATGAATTAATTAAATCTCCAAGAGCTGCCTTCATTCCCCCAGAAGCAGAGTAATCAACCCCACCTGTTAAATTGTAAGCTTTATTTCCAATTGCACTGAATGTTACATCTTGTGCTTCTTGTCCCCAAAGACCATCAGATGTGCTAACGGGAATAAACGATGCAGAAGCAACTCCCGAATAAGTAGTAAATCCAGTTGCTCTTGGAGCAGTTAACCAATAAGAATCTGCTCCACTTGATGGATTTCCCCCAGCATAAACTTGTGCGGAAAAGTCTGCAAGATATTGCTCATACCAAATTTTTTGGGGAGAATTAACAGCAGAAACAGAATCTAATGCCTTAGAAAGACCTATGTGTTTTTCAAGAATAGTTCCTTGATTGCCAGTTATAGTTCCTAGGTCATCAACAACTACAACGTGAATAGCATCATTTTTACTATTTCTTTCAAGAGAATATCTGTTAGTAGTTGGTTTTGGTGCAATAGATCTCCAGTATATAATAGAGTTAGTTAATCCAAGAGTTTGTTGTTCATACCAATCAGAAACACTAGAAACAACAACTGTAGATCCAGCAGAGACGCCGGAATTATCTACAAACGTTAGGGTTTGATTTGCTGCAAATGCGGCAAAAGAAGTTCCTTCTGCATAGTTAATTTGTGTTTCTGTTCCCGCAGAAGAAACTCTTGATGTAATTTTTACACTAATATCAGTTGCATTTTCTCCTGTGGAAATGCCAGTGATAATTCCCTTTAGATATCCATCAAAAACTGTCTTAGTTCCTGAACCTGGGATTGTTACACTAGAAAGTCCAACAGTGACTCCATAACCAATAACTGCATCAGGAACAGAAGTTGAAGCAATGCCTACGATTTGATCTGCTAAATCGTCAATTACACATACTTTTAAATTATTTGCCCAAGAACCTGGATTTTTAGCAGCAAAGGTAAAATTATTTCCTTCCGAATGATTATTAGTATAATCATCATAATTGTCAATTTTTAAGGTACCTGCTGCTTGATTAACTCCAGCGTTTGCATTGTTTAAGGTAGTTCCTGCAGTTCTAACGACTTTAAGAATCCCTCCATATGAAAGATAAGATGATGCACTCATCCAATATTCATATTGAGAATCTGTTGAAAGTGGTTTCCCGAAGGTATTAATTAATTCCTGTTCGGTAGTGATGTCAATTGGGTAATCAACAGGTCCGATTGGAAAAGGTCCAGCAATCGCACCAATATTATCTAAAACATTATCAGCTCTTCCTACTGTTAAATCAACCTCTCTGACGAGTACGCCTGGAGATAATTGAGGAGTCGCCATGTTTTTCTCCGTAAAGTCTCAGTTTATCTAAAAATTATTTATTAAAACAATACTTTACATAGGGGAAATGTGACGTGAAAAATTACCAATCAGGATATTGGTCTTCAAAATGCAATATAGTTTTTTTCCTTTTACTGACAATTCTTTTTACTGTGCAATCTTTACATTCGTAAGAATATGAAGAAGCAACAGGTCCTCTATCTTTGCGTGTTCTATAAAATCCATCAATTAAATTTTTAATTTCTCCACAACATCTACATTTTCTATCCGATAATAATAAATGTCCTAAACCTATTTGTTTATCCAAATCCATTATGAAAGATAATCCCACATATATGAACGATCGCCATATTCATCAACAAACCATCTATCCCCATCAACATCAAGAAAACTATCACTATCTAAACCATCAGAGATAAATCCAAATGGAGACATATCTTGTTCTATTTGATTTTTCTGTTCTTCATATAATCTTTTTCTTACATCTTGATCTGTTAATTCTTTAAAGTAATCCTGAGCAACTAACCAAGCATAAATTACCAAACACATTGCAAGGTCATCATTACATCCTTCTTCTGCTTCAAATGAATTATGTTTTTGAATAAAAGTTGTAAGTTCAGAAATAATATCATAATCATTTAGGAGTAATTTACTCTCCTCAATCATGGTTTTGAGATTGAGACAACCAACTTTTTTAACTGTTTTTGACATTTTGACTCCAAGTTGAGTCTTTTTGCCACTAAATCCTTGCCCCACAATTTGCCCTGCTCTTCCCCTCATAGAACACATTAAAAGATTGCTATATTCCAAATCATATTGAAGGATACTTGCAACTTGATCTCCAACGTCATTCACCTCACATAAAACATATGCTTTGTTATACGCAGTTGCTGCTTCATGAACTATACTTGGGAAAAGCATAGGTTTTATTTCATTATTTCTATATTTTGCAACTACTTTGTGTGGGAACTGTGTAATATCAACTACAGTAAATGCAGAGTAATCGTTACCAACGCCTCTAGCAACGTCTACAGTGATGAGATAATCGTTATTTTCTATTGGGTCTTCATAAACATCTAGTCCAGCACTGCGGGTCTTGGGGTGGTCATATACGAGAGTTCTAAGTTTACTTGGAGCAATTAAAGTATCAACAGAACCTAAAAATTCACAGTTGTGTGATACTATATCATTAGAATAGTATAAGTGTTTAATACCAGAATTTACGATATCATATAATTCTATTGGTTCTTCAACAATTTCAGATTCAACTAAAAAACATCCACCATCTTTAGTATATACTTCAGTGTAAATATCTAGATCCTTTGCTTTTATAATCCCTTCTATTGTTGATAATGGATGGTCTAAAGAACATTTAAGTTCTTTTTCATTTGTAAATTTTAGATGAATATACTTATCTTTCTTAATTTTATTGATTCCATAAAAATTTTCAAACCCATATGGAGTTTCTATTTTTAGGTTTAAATTATTTTTAATAACTGTATCTGGTAATTTTATCATCTTACTAGAAATTTGATGCATTTTCTTATCACCTTTTGTGGGTCTTTTTTGTAATCACTGTCCATAATATGCAAAACTTTAAATCCCTTTCTCTTTAAAAAATTGTTTTTAATAATTTCTCTTTCTTTATCTTGGTGCCAATAGTCTCCATTATATTCTATGATTTTATTTTCAAGCATAAAATCAATATGATACCTATTTTTATTTAATTTTTTATGATTATTAAAAAACATTTTATCTTTATTGTTTATATAAATTGTTTTTTCATTATTGAGTTCTGAAAAGTTGCAGTTATTTGGATTACCAATTTGTTGATATAGGTTCCAAAACAACTCTTGGGAGGGTTTAGAACACCCACCAAGAGATGTAATGCAGTTATGACATATCTTATGTTTAGAATTTCCATAACCAGACTCCAAAGTGTAAAATTTAAGTCTGATACTACATTTTTTACAAATACTAATGTGGTCTGGCGCAATATTATTTAATAATCTATAAATTTTTTCTGTAATTTTATCACTTTGTAAAAAATGTCCTTTAGACAATTCTATAATAGATTGATATACATTAGGGTCATCGTTGCAAATTTGTCTTGCAAAATACTTTGAATGTATATTATACAAAGAAAATATCTTCTTCAACTCATATAAAGTATAAGTTTTTTCTGGTATATTTTTTACTCTTCTTTTAATTTCGTTTGGATCTACCTTGTATTTAACACAAAGTTCTTTTACGGAATAAATTTGCAACTCCTTTTTCAATACTTCATTATCAATATTATTTTTAAAATAAGTTTTTTCTATTCCATATTCATCAATCCACCTAGATACAACATTTCTAGAGACATTTAAAATTTTTGATATTTTTAGAATAGAATTTGAATGATACAATAACTCCAATTCATCCTTTGATGGTTTCACAACTCTTAGGGAAAATTTTATCTCAGAGAATTCTTTTTTGGTCCTTGACTTAATATCATATTTTTTAAATAGTCTATGAATTACCTGTCTTGTTTTGAATTTGTATTTTTCCGCAATTTGTTGATGATTTAGAACTAAGTTGAAGTAATCATTTTCAAGTTGTTCCTTTGTTGGATGACAACCGCTCATAAAGGTCTCCAATTTTTACCTCCCTTTTAATACCATCTTCTTCAATATTTATCAAGGTTTTATGTTCTAAACTTTCAAACTCAACTTTAAACTGAGAATCTGAAGTATTTGCAATAGTTTGTTTCTTCCATTCCTCGTCTCTACCTGGAACTTCTGACCAATGAACATCAGTATATACATATTCATTTTTGCCTTTTTCTGCATCGTGCCACATTCGGTAGAAATGGTTCATACCGTGAGGAGTTGATACAATAATTACTTTTGTTTGTTTACCTGAAGTAATTGTAGGATATACTGACGCAAAGAATGAATCTGCAATATGATTTGGAACGAACGCAAATTCATCCAAAAATAAGATATTGAATGACATACCACGAACCGCAGAAGCAGAAGTAGAAGCAGCCAAGATCTTACTTCCATTTTCCAGTTCCAAAGATCCTTTGTTCCAGGAAACAATTCCTTGTTGCATCCACTTTGGTAGATTTTCATACGCAGTTTGCAACCTATCTAAAAGTTCTCTTGCAGTTGCTGCTTTGTTCGCCAAAATACCAATGTTTACATTATCATTAAATACTGCATAGTGTAAAAGAAATGCAACAACAGTGGTGGAGTTGTGGGTAGGAATAAAAGTTTTTCCACATAAAAATAAATGTTCGGAGTTATCAACAGAAATGCACTGCATAGGTTCTGTTTGAACTTTACGAATATCCTTAATGTAAAGGCGTTCATTCTTTGGATGTCCCAAAGTATTTCTTTGCCTATCTAACTTTCTAGGTAAAGTAAATACTTCATATTTTGTGGTTGAAAAACTAATAGTTCCATATGTACCAGAATAACCTGGAACTTTCTTAAACCTCAATCTGCTTTTAATTCCCAAAGAAGAAATGAGTTCTCTTACTTGGTATAGTAATTTTCCCTCTTTTTGGTAAAATTCACAAGAACCATTTGGTGATACTGAACCATCAGTATCCATTAAACCACGAAGAAGTTGAAGTCTCTGATGAGTTGAAGACCTCAAATACTCTTCTGGAATATATTTCTCCTGATCCATTCCCAGATTGTGGGTTTCCTTTCTTAACCCATTAAAATAATACCTCCAAACATTCCCTTTATCTAGTGTTTTTGTAGTTATTTCTAGGGGAATATTATTTGATATGATCTCAATATCTTCATAAAGTCCTGTAATAGCACCATTGCTCCTGCTACCATCTCCTAACCAAACTCCAAAGGTATATGGATCTATAGGAAGAGATGCTTCTGGGAGATTTAATGAATTGGCAATA